TTGGATGATAGGCTGTGCTGTGTCACGCAGTATCTGACTTACTATAGTCTTCCACTTGTTGAAGCTGATGAAGACCTTTTCATTTACCTCAAAGATACTTCTACCAGTAAGCCTAGTCCAATTAGCTTTCTTCTTAGCTAGACTCCCCTTATCAGGGAAACCACCAATGGGAGACACAAGGACTTCCATCTCTGGGCGGTCAACCCACTCATGGGCTGGCTTACCATCTATAATGACTATATTGTACGGAGTACCTCCCTCAAACCTCCAATAGTCATCTAGCACAACTTCCCCAGATGGGTTATTAGGTGGCTGATAAGACCAACCATTAGCTTCTGCCTTAATTATGGCTTCTATTTGAGGTATTTTGTAGCTATGGACACAAGCTGACAACTTACCATCAGCAAATCTGGGGTACACATCATAAGGATTCCATATCTGGGTACGAAGTAGTCCAGTCTTCTGGTCAAAGAAGTATATAACTGAATACCAACCCAAGGTAAGGAGATAATGACCTAGCTCATCTAAGAAGGGCATCTGACCACCCATTTGCCTTTCTCTGTCTATAGTAAGCCAATTATACTCACAGCCCCTATGTACTCTAGCTCTCCTGTCCAAGTCCAATGCAGACTCTGATGGAATGGGGATACCATGAGTGAGTTCACCTCTGGTCAAAAGGTAGTGTGCCATGTTGTAGAAAGTCTGAGGTTCATTACTCACATAGGACTCAAGCCCTTTGGATGATAAGCTATCTATCAAAGTTAGAAGCTCATACCAGTCATTGAACTTTTTGTTCCTCTGTCCCCAAAAGGTCTTGAGAGTTGTTATATCCTCCTTTATCTTACTCAAATCTGGTAATGCCATAATTCCTCCTTACCAAGACCAAGGATTGTAACTACCCCTAAATCCCTTAGCTACAGAGCCTGTCTTACGGACAGTTACTGCTATCATAAAGGCTATAGCTAAGTCATCATAAGTTGTAGCTTGCTCCCTGTACTTAGTCTTTATTTTAATGTATCTAAAACTCCTTAGTTGCCTGACTAAGTTAGAATCCCACACCTTTACATCTGGGAGCTTCTCCCTAGTCACTGTCATTAGCATCTCTCGTGTTTGGTCATTACTCCACCAACCACGCTGACTTGTCATCTTCCCTGTAGTAAAGTCCTTCTGGAGACTAACATTAGGGTAGTTCTTCAGCTGCTCAAGAACAGCATATCCAGTAAAGTTCCTTTCTACAGCTATCTCTGCTTTATTGTAATGGATAGCCATTTCCTTCAGGACTTTAGCAAATTGGTTAGGTTCTAATCTTGCTTGGAAGGTAGCACATACTCGGTATAAGGGGTCTAGCACTACTGCAGCACTATAACTACCTTCGGGTGCTCCTGAAGATGTGTCTGCTCCTATAATATATCTCACCCCCTCTACTGGAGGTAACCAGAATTTCCATCCCCCAGTATGGCTCTCACCATCATAACAAGTATTAGCCATATCTGTCAAGAGAGCCTGGTCAAATACAGGGTCACCTATGGTAATGAAGCAGTCAACATCATTCTCAGGATACTCAATATAGAACAGTCCACCTTTCTCTGATACCTTAAACCTACGCCAACGAATCTGAGCTTCGGTTAGACCATGTGTGTCAACTAGGAACTGCTCATCATCTGTGTACTCTAATGCACCTCTGTCCTGTGGGGCTAATAGGTTTAATATGTTAGGGTCTGTCACATCTCTGGGTATCTGGTAATCTGTACCTAGCCACCAAGGAAAGAAGAAAGGTTTGTAGGGGCTTCTTCCTTCTTTAGCCTTTACCCAGGTATCAAAGAAGACATTGTTCTCACCATTAGGACTGGACTCTAAGGTAAGTTCTCCATTCATAGGAACAGCATCCTGGATACCTGATAGTATCTTCTCACCATCCTCATAGAACCCTACCTCGGACAAGTGAGCTTTGTATATTGTATCTCCCCTAGAGAAAGCTCTAGCTCCTGATGTACCAATGTAGATTGTGCTGTGCATCTCAGGGAAGGTTTTCTCTGAACGTGACTCAGCACCTATTTGTGGTTTAGGGTCACCCATAGTATCATAATAGAACTGTACCCTGTCTAGCAGCCTTTGGGTTGCTCTTGTTTCATGGGACACTACAGCACAGTTAGTATGCTCAATGAAGACACAATGGAGATAATGGTCAGCAAGGATAGATGAAGACATCCCAAGTTGACGAGCCTTTAGGACTATATTCCTGTAGCTCTTGTTATTATGGAAATAGGACTGAACGCTATTGAACCTATAAGGGACAACTTGATTATTTTTGTTTACTATATATAGTAAGTTGCCTGCTAAAGCAACAGTATCAAGCCTCCTTGGTATGATTATCGTAGCTGTAATTGTCTTCTCCTTATTATACAACCTTTAGGAATGGCAATAGGATGTAACTTAACATCAGTACCTAAGTTTGGAACTAGCTCTATCTCATTCTCATCTTCTCTGAATAGGATACCCATACTAACGACCTTATCTATATGCTCTTCTATACTTCTAGTAATCCAACTATCACAAGAGCACGAATCATACCATTCCACCAACATTACCTTCATCGCTGGAACTTAAATCCTTTGAGGTTTAGTTTATGTCTGAGTTTCCTCAACTCCCTCGGTGTGGTTATCCGTGAGAAGGTCGCCCTGCGGATGTTCTGTCTGCTCGCTATTAACTGCTTCAAACTCGCCATCTATTACTTCACCTCCTTGTGGCTGCTGACCTGGGTTTAGGAAGATTTGTCTAACACGCTGTTGCCAGGTAAGGTTTTGTATTGCTGGCACTGCATCAAGGTCTGAGATTAGCTTACTGTAGACTTCTCTAGCTAGGTTAGTGCGACACAAGTTCAACTCCCCATTACTCACTTCTTCCTTCATCTTCTGTACTATCTGACCCTCAAGTAACACAGCTTCAAGCTGGTTATTACGTCTGAGTATCTGGATAGCCTCACTACGATGGTTGTGTACTAAGTCAGGAAGTTGTCTGTGGATTACAGCAAAAGTCTCATTATGGAACCAGGTATTATATGTACCTTGCTGTATTCCTACCAGTTCCCTACAGGCTTTTGGGTTAAGTCCAGCAATCCTGCGGATTATATACTCCTTTTGGTTAGGAGCAAGCTCTTTGATTAACTCAAGTAAATTAGCCATACAGTAAAATAATAGCATCCCTAAAAAACTCTTGTCAAGTCCACAGGTTATTCTGATATTTCCACCATAAAACTATTGACATCCACAAAGCTATAATTTATACTTATATTAAAGTCACGAACAATTTAGCTACATTATATACATACTATATGAGATATTGAACCCGTGAGATTTGTACACTTAAAGAAAGAAGCCAAATGTGGTAAGGATGATGGACTTATACAAGCTGGTGAGGAAGCTGTTCTTGTTAGGTTTAAGAGTGGGGTCATTCTTACATTTCATCCTCAATGTTATTTGGACTGGAATCAAGAGCAATTCTTACTCCAATGGAATAGGTGGAGAATGGATAATCCGCCAAAGGTCAGGAAGTATGATACAACTAAGAGACCTATGGGTAGACCAAAGACATATAAGAGCCAAGTTAAGGCTCATCAGCTCGTATGTAAGATAGCTTACCATAGGAAGGCTGGTAATGTGGACAAGGTGGCTGAGTTAGAACATGAGCTAGATAGTCTAAGGGTTGACAAGAATTAAGGGGCTATTATATAATGATTGTGCATGTGAAGTTGGTGGCTGAACAAGCTGCTACGCAGGGCTAAGGCAGCTCCTGTGCTGGTGATGAACCAGTCACCCAACGGCAAGTGCTGAGGGTAAACAGGAGGGTTGTTCTCCCATCTATACAAAGAGCAAAGGACTATTGCTATGGACTACTGCGGAGGGAGGAAAACTTGGAAGAGCAGACACGCCTGAGTTCAGAAGTGGATGACGGTAGTGTGGGTCTTCCCCAACTTCACAACTTCACCTTTACAGCTCCACACTCGCCAGTGAGACAGCTAAATATAGCTGAAATACCATGTCAGAATTGCGGAGGACCTGTGACTGTTAGTTTACCTTTTTATGGATGTGTATTCTGCATGGACTGTGCCTTGGGTGTATGGTCTGCTGACTCTGAGTACTTTAAGGAGGGCTATTGGATATGACGATGTAAGGAGGTCGTCATGTTCAAGACAAAATGCGGTTGTCCCTACTGCAAGGGTCAAGTATGCCCACAGACACGTTCAGGCTGGAAGGCACGAAGGAACAAGCGTGGTCATATTTATGGCATTCACGTTAAGCCACGAAAGACTCACCGCAGTAGAGCTACTAAAGTGATAGTATGATACTTACTGAAGTAAGACAAGAAGAAGGACTTAACTTCACTATAGATGTAAAGCTTGTACCCCCATTTGAGTACAGATATGGTGCTAGGATTGAAAGGGTGGATGAAAAGCTATTAGCTAACAGTCCTGAGTTCAAGTTAATCCTCACAGCCCTTGGCTTTAAGAAGGTGGGTTTGGATGAAGATTCACCATGCTATATCTATGTCCAAAAGCCCTTCAGATATATCCAATACCAGATAGGCAGGTTTATGGTCTTAGGGTACTTGCGGGCTGTCAGGTGGCTCTACTACAATGCCCGAATTTTCCAGCAAATACCCCCAGGCTATAGGTTCTCTTGGTCTTACTTCACACCTTTTGTATGGGCTAAAAAACTTAAAGCTAAAATAGCTCGCATATGAACGCCTATTCGTACAAATCTTCTTAGGAGCACTGGAATATACTGCACTGCTATTACTGCTATATTTTACCCTGAACTGGATTTTTATATGAGTCCAAGTCTGCGCGCGTAGCTTTGGTGGGTATAGTGTAGGCTAGTAGTCCCCCCGTGTATTGTTCACAAAAGAATAGTTCCCATGTGAATTGTTCATGTGTGAAGTCCGCCCCCCATCAATACATCACATAGGAATAGTACCGATGGAAGTAGTTCACATAGGAAGTATAGTGGCACGGGCAAGGTACTTCGTATAGTGAATAGTTTGATGTGGATAGTTCTTATGTGACTAGAGTCCAGGCGAAAAAATCAGGGGCGAATTAGCTAGTATCATCGCCCCCGTTCTTTTAGTGATTAGTCCTATTAGGAACTAGTTTGTAGTGTACTAGGTTTGTTTTACTAGGAAATCCGTTCCCGTATAGGCTTCGTTAACGTATCCGAATCTACCTAGTACACGAATAGCACTATCGCCCCCCGTTTGCAACTTTAGGTATTGACACGCTTCGTTCCCGTTCCTAAAGTTACCTACTAGTACAAGGCTATCACCTTCTATCTTCTTAACGGTGATTGCCCGTTTGGTACTAGTAGTTGTGGCTTTGTTAGCACTACTAGTGGTAGTCATGGCTTTGTTAGTAGTCCAACCCGCCCAATGCCACTTGTCCGTTTCAACTCTTCTAGTGTCTAGTTCCGCATCGGTGATGTTTGGGTTTGTGGCTTTTAGTTCTTCCCGTTCCTTCTTATTTAACGGGCGATACACCTTAGCCCATGCATTGTACACGTTATGTACACTTTTAGGCGGAATGGGCAATTTGATGGCTTTTAGGGTGTCATTGAAGGTTTTTACTAGTTCCGCTTCGTTTCGTTCCGCTTCCCTTGCTTCTAGTATGCCATTCACTAGTTTTTCTACACTTTCCTTCCCCTTATGCTTTTCTAGTAGTCCCCTCAATTCGTCATCGGTCATTGCTTCTATTAGGTCATTAGGATTGTAAGTAGTCATTTCTTCCACTTTATAAAATCTCCTTTAGTTCCGTATAGAATAGACATAGCCCGCTTATGACTATTTGTATTTGTCTATTCGTTTGTTAAGGTACTAGCAAACCTATGATTCTACAATAGCAAACCTATTAGTAGTTGTCAAGTATATTCTAGTATTTACGATGAAAAACCTATTCGTAATACACTATTGCCTGATTATGATTTGAGTAAGACGCAACTATTACTTTGCCTCCCAGGTATAAACTACATACCAAGCCTGGCAGTGGGCATGACTAGGTTGCTCCTGGACTGAAGGCATAACATTATGTCAAGTTGTTCGGTTAGGTTATTTGTGGCATATCCATTGACAAGTACGAACAGGTCATGTATCGTGATTGCATAGCT